TTCTGTGACGGCGAATATATACCAGAACAAACAAAGGCTTCAGGTGTTGTTTTTCCTAGTAATTTTATGTTCTCACATGAAGTTAAGAAAGTAATTAAAGGTAATAGATATTCACTTATGACATGGATTTTATAAATGAGTTTAACAAGATATTTAATTATAGATAAAAAAGATGATGTCTATTTAAAGATTGAAGCTGATGATGACATACGAAGAGAACTAGGACAATTCTTTACATTTGAAGTACCTGGTTTTAAATTTATGCCACAGTTTAGAAACAGAGTGTGGGATGGAAAAATCAGATTATTCTCATATCAAACAGGACAAATCTATGTTGGCCTATACCCTTATATATTAAAGTGGTGTGAAGATAATAATGTACAAATTGTTGATGGTACAAAGATACAAGACACAAAGGTAGATGACGCAAAGGTTGACAAGTTTATTGAAGCACTAAATATTCCATTCAAGGTCAGAGATTACCAAAAGGAGGCATTTATATATGCAGTTAGAAAAAATAGGACTTTATTACTTTCACCCACAGCTAGTGGAAAATCTCTTATTGTCTATCTTCTTATTAGGTTTAACATTCTCAGGTTAAAAGAAGATAAGAAAAAGATATTAATTATTGTACCTACAACATCTTTAGTAGAACAATTATTCAAAGATTTTAAAGATTATGGTTGGTCACCTGAAAGACATGTACATAGAATATATCAAGGTCATTCTAAAGAAACAACTAAACCTGTAATCATATCTACATGGCAATCTATATACAATCAACCTAAAAAATACTTTAAAGATGTAGGTATGATAGTAGGTGACGAAGCACATTTATTCAAAGCTGTTTCACTTACTAAGATATTGACAAAATTAGAAAAATGCCCATATAGAATAGGACTAACTGGTACTTTAGACGGTACACAAACACATAAGTTAGTATTAGAAGGACTGTTTGGTACAGTCAACAAGGTTGTTTCTACAGTAGAACTACAAGAAAAGAAACAGTTAGCAGACTTAAAGATATTCTGTCTAATATTAAAACATGGTGCGATTGAGTGTAAACATGTTAGTGGTATGAACTACCAAGAAGAGATGGATTACTTGGTACAATCTGATAAGAGAAACAAGTTTATACGAAACTTGGCCGCTGGATTGAATGGCAATACATTATGTTTATTTCAATATGTAGAAAAACACGGTAAGGACTTATACGAATCAATAAAAGACAAAGCAAAAGATAAGAAGGTATTTTATGTTCACGGAGGAGTTGATACAGACGAAAGAGAAGAGATTAGAGAAATTACGGAGAAGGCTGACGGAGCTATTATTGTTGCGAGCTATGGGACTTTCTCTACAGGCATTAACATTAGGAATTTGCATAACATTATTTTTGCTAGTCCTTCTAAATCTAGGATAAGAAACTTACAATCTATTGGTCGTGGATTGAGATTGAAAGATAATAATAGTCATGCTACTTTATATGATATATCAGATGACTTAACATATAATGAGAAAGAAAACTACACACTCAATCACTTTAGAGAAAGGATAAATATCTATAGTGAAGAAGATTTTGATTATGAGATACACAACATAGAACTAAACAATGAAAACAACAGTTAAAATAATAAAATTAGTTAACGGTGACGACATTGTTACTGTTTTACCTACTGGTGACAAACAGTTGCCAGATAATGGTCCATTAATCAGACTTGACAAACCATTACAAATTAAATATGTTCCTCAAATGACACCAATGGGGTTTAGAGATTACATTGCTTTGATTCGTTGGACCAATTACACTATGGATAAAGTGGTTACTATTCCTAAAGATAAAATTATGACAATCACCAACGCCTCCTTAGAGATGAGTGGTAGTTATGGTGAGATAATTAAAAACTATGATAACTTAGATAAACCTAAGAGAGATGAGAACTACCATAAAAAAGAATTCTCCCCCGAAGAAAATAATAAACTAAATGAAATCTTTAGGGAATTTGATGATGAAGACGAAGATGAACCAACAATACACTAGGTACTTAAAGGTGTTTCTGAAAACGGACACCGTTATTATACGCATAAAAAATATATTGGCAACCGTGGATTAAAATCAAATCAAGCTTGACATTTTAATCAACTTAGAGTATTATATATAGAAATTGAGGATATTATGGCAAAAGCAAAAGCAAAAGCAGAACATTATGTCAACAACAAAGAATTCTTGGCCGCTATGGTTGAGTATAAAAAGACTGTTGACAAAGCACAAAAAGCTGGGAAGAAAAATCCTAGAGTACCCGATTATGTCGGTGAATGTTTTTTAAAGATAGCGAATCACTTATCATACAGACCAAACTTTATTAATTATACATTTAGAGATGATATGATTAGTGATGGTATTGAGAACTGTTTACAGTATTTAAATAACTTTAATCCAGAGAAGTCAAACAATCCGTTTGCTTACTTTACACAAATCATATATTATGCTTTCATAAGAAGAATACAAAAAGAAAAGAAACAAGTTATCATTAAACAAAGAATGATTGCTGAATCTAATTATGATGACATGACATTACAACCTGGCGAAGATAGAGATTTTAAGAATCAATTTACAGAGTTTCTTAAAAAGAATATGCCACAAGAAGAACCACCAAAGAAAGAAAAAAAACTAGCTAAGAAGAAGAAAAAATAATGATAGAGTGGGAAGATAACTTCTTAGAGCCAGAGGCCTATGAAGAACTAAAGAGTATTATGTTAGGTGACAACATGGCATGGTATTATACGCCTGATATTACCTTTGATAATAAAGATGATAAGGGTAATCTATTTTATATGACACATCAATTCTATGAAGACCATAGACCATGTTCACCATATTTTGACAAATACATAACGCAATTTTTGGATAAATTAAACATTAAATCTCTTATTAGAGTTAAAGGCAACTTATATCCAGGACAAAATGTATTATCTCAACACTCTAAACACTTTGACTATAATTATCCTAATCAAGGTGCAATCTTTTATATAAATGATAATGATGGTTACACAATGTTTGATGATAAAGTAAAAGTGGATAGTGTTGGTAATAGACTAGTTAGATTTGACGCAAGTAAGCTACATGCAAGTACCGATTGTACAAATGCAAAAGTGAGAGTAAATATAAATTTTAATTTTTTAGGTTAGTATGAAGATAGCATTATTAAACGATACACATTTTGGTTGTAGAAACGACAGTCCGGCGTTTATTGAATTTCAAAACAAATTTTACAATGAATTGTTTTTTCCATATTTGCAACAATATGATATCAAAACATTGGTACACCTTGGTGATGTGGTAGATAGAAGAAAATTTATTAATCACAACACAGCCCATAACTTTAAAAAAGTATTTTGGAATAGATTAGATGAACAAGGTATTGATACACATATTATCATTGGTAACCACGACACTTACTACAAGAATACAAATGAAGTAAATGCCATGCAAAATCTTGATATATCAAAAGACGCCAAAGTATATACATTATCAACAACAGTTGAGTTTGACGGTCTACCTATATTGTTTATACCGTGGATTTGTGATGACAATGAAGCAGAAAGTATTAAGACAATAGAGAGTACACAAGCTACTATTGCTATGGGTCATTTAGAAGTAAAAGGTTTTGAAATGCACAACGGCCATTTCAATGACCATGGTTTAGAAAAATCTATATTTAAAAGATTTGAAAAAGTTATGTCTGGTCATTTTCATAAGAAATCAGATGATGGTCATATCTATTATCTTGGTACACAGTATGAAATGACATGGTCAGACTATGAATGTCCTAAAGGTTTTCATATCTTTGATACTGAAACAAGAGAGTTGACAAGAATAGAAAATCCTAATAGAATGTTTAAGAAGATTATCTATAATGATAAAGAAACAAACTATGATGAGATAGACATTAATCAGTTTGATAAATGTTTTGTTAAGTTATTTGTATCTAATAGGTCAGACAATGATATGTTTGAAAGATTAATGGATAGATTATATAACTCTATCAACATACATGCTATTGATGTTATTGAAGACCCTACAGATATTGGTGCTTCAGTAAGAGAAGATATACTGGAACAAGGTGAAGACACACTTACCTTTTTAGGTAACTATATTGACCAGACAGATATAAAATTAGATAAACAAAAATTAAAACAGTTTGCAAAAGAACTGTATATGGAAGCTAGTGAATGATACTATTTAAGAGAATATCATATAAAAACTTTTTATCAACAGGCAATCAGCCAATAGAAATAGATTTAAGTATATCACAAACTACTTTAATCGTAGGTACAAATGGCA